TAAGGCAATAGAAGAAAAACAGAATTTACTAAAAGATATTGAAACGAAGGAAAATCTATTATTGCATCCGTTACATCATCGCAAAAATCCTCTAATATCGGTTAGTGGTTTATCATCATATTATAGGGAATAATCAACCATCAAGACGGCTGTTGTAGATAAATATTTGCTGCATAAGCATAATTCATCTTTTGGCAGCCATTATATTTCCGCAATTTTTAGCGGCGTTCCGCAAACGCTATTTCAGCGGCTTGAGTATTTTACCGCGCCGAATGTAGGTTTTGGTCATTTGTTCGGAGGCGTGGCCGAGTTGGTCGGAGGCGCTGCGGGTGTCGGCGGACAGGTAAATGTCCGTGGCGGCTTTGGCGCGCAAATCTCGGAATTGGAAGTCGGCCAACTCTTCGGCCAGTTCCGGCCGTTGCTGTATGACGGTTTTTCTCAACGCCAAAAACTGCCTGCTCAGGGCGGCGCGGGATAGCGGTTTGCCGTAGCTGTTGAGGAACAGGTAGCCGTTGTCCGGACGGATACGGTCGATGATTTCCTTCAACTGCCCGCTGATTTCAAAGCGCAGCTTAGTACCTGTTTTCTGCTGGCTGATATGCAGGATGCCTTCGTGGATGTGGCTGCTGTGAATGCCTACTATATCAACAGGGCGCTGGCCGGTAATGTAGGCAATATCCATTAAATCGCGCATCTGCTGGCCGGCGGCTTGATAGACGGCCTGATATAGGTAATCCTCAATATAAACCTCACGGGGCTTCTTGCTGTGCTTCTTGACGTTGCGGCAGGGGTTTTCTTTGCTTGTCCAGCCCTGCTCTCTGGCATAGTTAAAGATGGCACTGAGATAACCGATTTCGTTGTTGGCACCGCCGGGTGTGTCTTTGCGCCAGTCGAGATAACGGCGGACGTGTGCCGGTTCGATTTCATCCAATGGTGCCGGGTTCTCCCCGCCGAAAAACTTAGACAGCTTGCGCACGGCGTTGTTGGCACCGGAAACGGTGTTGCGGCTGCGGCGGCTGATGATATTCTGCAGGTAGCGTTCGGCGGCAACAGGGAAGGTAACACGGGCGGACTTGGGCAGTTTGGCTGCTTCGTGTTTCGCCCACTCTCTTACAGCGGAAACATAATCTGTACCCAGCGGGATTTCTTTGCGCCGTCCGTTCTCGTCTCGTCCGTCGTAGAAATAATAGACGGTGGTTTTGCCGTTTTTGCGGGTACGTTTGCGTGCCCGCATTCGGTCGGGAAGGTTGGTGTTGGTGCTGCGTTTCCTGCCCATTTCGGTTGCTCCTTCAGACGGCGGGCTGCCATTTCGGTTTGTCCGGTTTGTGCGGCCGGCCTTCGATTGCACTTCTGCTGACTACGGGATAGCCTGCGGCGTTGGTAAAAAACGGGATGCCGTTTTTGCGCAGGGTTTCAGCTTGTTTTTTTGGTTGTTTGCGTCCGGTCAGTTGGACGGTTTCTTCTCTGGTCAAAAAGGTGTCGGTCATTTCTACCCCTCCTGTTTTTTCCGCTTCCGGCGCGCTTCGGCATCTAATACCGGCACAGATTCTTTTATGGCGCGGACGTAGTGTTTCCACGCGGCCATTTCGAGGGCGGCTTTGAAGCGGTCGGCGGTTTGCTGCAACAGGCGCAACTCGTCGCCCGTGGCGATAAATTTCCCGCGCCCGGTGTATCTTTTGCCGATGGTGTTTATGGTTTCGGCAACTTTGCCCGATGCATCTTCCACCTGCAAGGCAAGGCCGATGCGGAACGCGGCTTCGGTGTCTTCGTCGGCGTTGAAGGTGTCGGCTTGGAACACTTTCAGCAGGGCGAAGTAGAGGTAGTGCGTGCTGCACGCGGCGTAGAACATGCCTTCCGTCGCCGTGCCTGCTTTGAGGGCTTCGATAAAGGCGAAATAGGGAGCGGATATTTCGGCAACCTCCCTGTCCTTTAACGGTTCGTTGCTGACGGCCAGTTTTGGGATGAAGTGGGCGTAGCGGCAGGCGGCAAGGGGGTTGCGTTTCGGGCTGTATTTCTTGCGCGGTCGTTTGTTGGCGGCCATTATTTGCCTCTCGTTTCAGGTGGTTCTGGGAGTGGTCGCCAGTAATCGGGAATGCAAATCACCTCTACAAATTCCCATTCTTCTTCATCATATTCCCAATATGAGAATTTTTTTCCGTCAAATTGGCAGACTCTCGCTACGCCGCCGGCATGGCAGGTCAAATAGTGACGTTTTTCTTCCGGCAGCCTCTCCTCCACGCTTATCCATTCGGATTGTGCAGAGTGGCTTTTCGCGGCGCACCATACTGCAAACATATCTTCTGCGATGGGATTGCAATAGCATCCGTTTTCATACTTATCAAGCGGGAACCGTGTATCGCCTATGCTATCGTAGTACCACTCCTCAAACGCCTTGCGCTCTTGTTCGATTCTTTCGGGTGTCATTGCACATCTTCCTCTTTCACAAACACGCCATCTTTCATTACGCCCCGCCTGTCTTTGATTTCATCGTAGGCTTGGGCGATACAGTCTTCGATTTTCAGCCCGTTTTGAGCGGCGAGGATGGTTAGCACTACCACGCAATCGCCGATGCCGTCTTGAATGCCGGCCGGCTGCTGTTTGGCAATGGCACCTGCCAGCTCTCCTGCCTCTTCTGCGAGCTTGGCAAGTTGTCGGAAACTGTCGCTGCCTGCGATAAGGTTGCGGGCTTCTGCCCATTCACGGATTTGGGTAAATGTTGTGGTCATGATTACTCCTTGATTTGGTTTACTTGTTTGATGCGCTCGCCTATTGCAGCATTAGGGCTGCGTGTTTATGTGCTGTCATTGCATCTTTCCTTTTGCCATTTGTTAAATTGGTTTGAATTTTTCTTTAAATTCACTAAGCGGACGCACAAATACTTCATCTGTTCCAAATTTTTTATAAATGGCCATATCTGTTAAATCGGATTCCAGCTTCGCCAAGCCTAATAGTGTGTAATCCCCGCCTTTGTAATGACGGTAGATTCGGAATCTTTGCAATAACATTTCTGCTGTATTCATTTTTTATCCGTTTCCTGTTTGATTTTTCCGATTGCTCTGTACGGCTTCCATATCCCTTCTTCCATTCTTCGGATGCCGACGATGTGCATGTCTGCGTTCCCTTCGGCCAGTCGGCAAAATTCAAGGGCGGTGCGGTAGTCTGAGTATGCCGGGCTGATTTGGTAGCGGGTATTGCCAAGGCGTTTCCAGTGCCGCCTGTCCTCGTACCAAATCCCTTTTCGTTTGTCGTGTACCAACCCGCGCCGTGCCTCTTCTTCGGCGCGGGTTTTGCCGAAAACGGCAAACATTATTTAACCGCTTCTTTCAGGGGTTTGCCCGGGCGGAATCTCGGTTTTTTGGTGGCGGGAATGGTCAGCGTTTCACCTGTCTGCGGGTTGCGGCCTTGACGTTCGGCACGCTCCGAAACGTGGAAAACGCCGAAACCGACAATAGATACCTCGCCGCCATCGGCTAATTGCTGCTTGATGGTGTCAAACACGGCGGTAATTACTTTTTCCGTTTTGTGGTCGCTCAAGTCTGCTTGTGCGGCAACGGATTTGACTAATTCGGTTTTGTTCATTTTTTTGCTCCTAGGTTGGTTTTGGATGCGGCAAACCGTGCCGCGCGGGTTATGGATTTTCAGACGGCCTCCGTTGCCGTTATTTCAGCCTGTGCACCACGCCGCCGGTTGCAGCGCGGTGTTCTTCGGGTGTGAGGCCGTTCAGGGATTGCAGGTTTTCCGCGCCGATGATGGCGGCGGCTTGGATTTCGACGGCGACGGTGGCGATGATGTTGCCGCCGATTTTGCTGACGGCCTGCGCGGTGGCGGCGTCGATTTGTCCTGTCTTCAGGCGGTACAGGGTGTCGAACAGTTCTTCGCGCAGTTGTTCGGTCGCACTTTTCATTTCTTTCATTTTTTCCCCTTTTTGTTGATTTCGGTTTTCAACTCTTCATTGGCGCGGCCTGCTTCTATGATGTCGGGAGGCAGCGGCATGGTGTTGGCGGCTAGCAGGCGGATGGTTTCGGCCAGCTTTTCTATCGGCATCAGAAATTCCGACCAGGCAGTTTTCTGCCCCTTGAGGGCGCGGGCGTTTAATTCCACCTGCCTGTTTCCGAACAGGAAAATGCTTGGAATAACGAGGCAGTGGGTATAGGCTGCGCTGTCAAACTGGTCGGCTTCAGGGTCGGGTTTCACAAATAGGACGAAGACGTCGCAGTCGAATTTGTTTTGGCAGCGGAAACGGTAGACGAAGCTTGATCCTCCTTTTTGCGACGAAAATCCCGACGAGGTTTTGACGTCGATACGCAGTTTGCCGAGCAGGAAGTCGTAATTTGGGTTGTGCATACTGATGTTCAGGTTTACGTCTACTGCTTCGGGGATGAGTTTGGCGAACAATTCTTCGCCTATTGTGCCGATGCACGAACCGCTGCTGTTTTGCACGATTGCGTCGTGCAAGCGTAAGACTTTATGTTTCTGGGCGATGATGTAGCCTTGGTACAGGTCCAGTCCCACACTGCAGGCGGCGGCCTTGAGGGGGTTGTTTTGGTAGGCTTGGAGGAATGCTTCCACCTGTTTTTTAGGGAAGTCGGTGGTGCTTAACATGGGTTGGTCTCCGTGGTATCGGTGTAAAACGGGTCGGGCGTAAAGGGCGGCGGCGGGACGGCAAACAGGTATTGTTCGGCTAGTACGGTATCCACTTCGGCGATGCCGCCCGGCTTTCCCCATCTGAGTTTGACGCGGCGTGCGTAGGTTAGGGCTTGGCTGAATCGGATCAGTCCTGCGGTATCGCGCCGCTGCCGTGCCGCACCGACCGCGCTTTCGAACAGCCAAATGTCAAACTTGCGCTGATAGCGGAATGCGCTTGAGTCGGTCGGTTTGGCGGGGTATTTGGGCAGCGGTTCGGTGGTTTCGCCCCTGTTGGTCAGGATGCGTGTTTTGCCGTCAAGCTGCCCGTATTTCAGGCTGTAGTAGGCGGCGGTCGGGAGTATGGCGGGGCTTTTCAGACGGCCTCCGCCTGTATGCGCATGGCCTCGTCTATCGCATCGCGCATACTGTCGAGGTGCTGCTCCACGCACTCGGTAGGTAGGATGACGCTGCCGATTTTGTTTGTAGGGTCGGCCAGCCAGTCGAGGCGGACGGTGTCGGGGTGGGGGACTAGCTCGAAAAATTCGCCACGCAAATGGTGGATGTTGCCTAGTATGGAAACGACAACGCAGGAATCACACTCTGCACGGAGATAAATAAACTCTTTGCCGTCTAGGTTGCGCACGCGGTCGCCGAATTTAAATTGCTGTGTCATGATTCGTTTCCTTTGTGGGTGTCGTCCCATTTCCCGGATAAATAATCCCATTCGTACCGCGGAATTACACGACAACCGGGTAAAAGGTTCTGCCAGTCAAAATCAGCAGGTGGTTCCATCACGCATCCAGTTCTGATTCTTTCAGCGACTTTTTGGAGTTCTTTTTCATAGTTTGGCGTCGCTACGCCTTTTGGTGCGTCGTCGTCCAAGCCTGCCCAAATAAACTGAACAGGAATGAAAGGACCTATATGCCATGACGAAAAAATCTTGCCGTTACTGTCTTTTTCAGTAATCATTACTGGGACATCTATTCCAACTTCTTTTAGATGCTCTTTTGCAGTTTTCAAAACCTTATCTTCCGGCATCGTTTTTCGGATTGGATTCTTCGCTAGAGGCCAACATAATCCGTTCCTATTTGGTTTCCTCCATCCGTTCGGAATACCTGATGGAAAGCCAAAACCTGCTATACGCCCGTCGGTCCACTCTCGTAAAATTGTGTCATGCGGTAAGTGTTCATCCTTCCACGCAAGCCATGTTTTACGTTTCTCATCTCTTTCTTCCCAAGAGTTTCGCAATGCTTGTGCGACTGCGCTGTTGTTATCCTCGATTAGATAAATTGTCATATCTGTTGTCATGGGTTGCTCCTAGGGCTGTACTTCATCATTAGTTTTAAATTCTTCATTTACTTTCTTCATGACTGAAAGCGCGGAATCCAAGAACCCTTTTGGATCATTTTCGATATGGGCACTCATATCTTTTAGAAACGAAGAAGTTAGTACGGCTGCACACAAGGCAACTAATCCTGCGAAGTTTTGGGCGGAATAATTGTCAAATTTTGTTGGGTACTCAACTTTCATCTTTTCGTCAGTTGTACTGATTTTGAAAATATAAGTAGTCATTTTTATATCCTAGATTCAGAATGGGACGTCATCGTCGATATCGTCTACGGGTTGCGCGGGTGCGGCCGGAGCCTGACGGCTTGGCGGCGCGGGTGGTGTGTGTTGGGCGTTTTGCTGTCCGCTGTCATTGCCGCCGCCCAGCATCTTCATTTCGCTGCCGATGATTTCGTAGGCGGTGCGCTCAATGCCGTCTTTGCCGGTGTATTTGCGGCTTTGGATGCGGCCTTCTATGTAAACGAGGCTGCCTTTTTTCAGGTATTGTCCTGCTACTTCGGCCATGCGGCGGTAGAGGGTTATCGCATGCCATTCTGTGCGCTCTTGTTTTTGCCCGTGCTGGTCTTTCCATGTTTCGTCTGTGGCGATGGAGAAGTTGCAGACGGCCTCGCCGTTGGGCATGTAGCGCACTTCGGGGTCGCGCCCTAGACGGCCGATTAGGATGGCTTTGTTCAGGCTCATTTTTGCTCCTGCATGAGTTGTCGGTAGTATTCTTGGCAAACTGCCACGCGCTCTTGGATGCGCTCGATGGCTTCGGGGTCTCGCTTGACGGTAACGGTGGTTACGCGTTTGTGCAGCGGTATGCGCTCGATGGCGTCAATCAGTTTTTCGGGGTCGCCGTATTGTCCGATCAGGTCTTCCGGGCAGGGGAACAGCCAAAAATCAATCTCTGCCTGCTCGCAGTCGAACAGCCACATATAACCCTGCATTTGCCAGTCGTAGCCTGCTTCTTTGACTTTGCGTTCGGCTTCTTCGCGGAAAAACGGATGGGTTTTAATCTCCCAGCTGCATTTGGTGTCGATAATCAGGCTGTGCTTCGGGTCGTGTATGTCGCACTCGCCGCTGATGAAGCTGTTTTCGCGCCGTTCGGTATTTTTGGCATACTGCCTGCCGCGTATCATGCCACTGCCTTGGATGGCGAACGGCTCTAATGCATTACCCTTTTCGGTGTACTTTGCCCCGTCAAAGGCGGCTACGCCGAATAGCTCCTGCTTGGCCTGCTCGATAAGGTGGCTTTTGGCGGTCTGGGTCAGCCTGTCGTTTTTGCTGCGCGGCAGGCCGATGATTTTGTGGATGGCGGAACAGCGGACACGCATTACAAGCTCTCAATCTCCGCCCGTTGTTCTTCGGTCAGGTCGTAGTTGCCGTTCAGCACGCTCTCCACGCTGATTTCGCCGGTGCTGATGTTTTCTTTCAGGGTAGCGAACAACTCTTCGCTCACGGGTAGCAGCATCACGGGGTCGGACGGTTGGTTGTCGATGTAGTCGAACTGTTCGGCGGTAACGTCTTTAATCACGCTTTGGTCGGATAAAACGGCCTTTTGCATATCAATCGACAGCGGGGCTTGTTTAGACAGCAACAGCTTGGTAACGGTTTTAAGTGCCATTGCCTCGAAGTTGTCCGCCCATACGCCGTAGCCTTTTTTGAATGACTGGCTGTATCTGCCTGCGTGTGCCGCCACCTGTTCGTGCGTCATGTACAGTTCGGCGGTAAAGCCGTTAATGAGTTTGAAATAGGCGTAATAGCCGACGGGCTGTTCGTTGGCGGCGGGTTTCTGCTTCCAGTCGAATTTGAAGCCGTTGATGGGGTCTTCCTCTATCAGTTGGTCTTCGTAGACGGGTAGGGATACCAACCGCTCAAACTGGCCGCTGCGATGGGCAAGCTGGATGAAGCCTTTGTAGCCAAGCTGGAACTGTGCTTCCACGCGCCCTTTGTTGCGGTAGGGGACGATGTAGGCAAAGCCTAGGTTGTTATTAACGGGCAGGTTCAGGGTGGTGGCCATGCAGGCGGCGTTGAAGATGCTCATCGGTTCGGCATCCAGCAACATGGCGTTGCTGTTCACAATCTGCATGATGGATGTGCCGAAGCTGGCTGCGTTTTTGTCCACAAGTTCGCGCATTTTTGCCTGTACGGCGGGCTTGTCGAAAAAGTCTTTAATTTGGCGTGATTTCTGCGATGGGGTTAATTGCGTGTTGCTCATTTCGGTTTCCTTTTTTCAGGCCGTCTGAAACGGTCATGGTTATTTGTGCCAGTAGGCGGGTTTTAAAATTTCGGGCATCGGCGGAAATTTGTTTACTTCGCTCGGTGTGAGGTATTTTTCCGCCTTGCATTTGTAGTAGTACCTTGACTGCCGCTCCGCGCATGTTCGGCATCGTTTTTGCCGGAAGCCGTTTTTCTGTAGGGTGAAATCGTTTTCGGGCTTTGCCTTTTTGCAGGCGGAGCAGGTGATGATTTGGGGCATGGCGTTACTCCGACCCTATGTTGCCTTGGGCTTCTCCTAGTCGGCTGCGGGCGACCTCTATTAACAATTCGTACTCGCGTTTGGTTTTTTCGTCGTGTACTTTTGCAGATTTGTCTAAAAACTCTTCCACGCTGCCGGTGAGACAACCGCGTGTGGCTATCAGGCCGTTTTTACCGCAATAAACTGTCAAAGTGCCGTTTTCAGTGCCGACATTGGAAAACCACACAACGGAATGTCTGTTGAGTACCTGTGCGTTGCCTGCTACCTGTGCGTTGCCGTATACCTGTGCGTCGCCTGATACACATGCGTTGCCGTATACCTGTGCGTTGCCTGATACCCATACGTTGCCGTATACCTGTGCGTCGCCTGATACACATGCGTCGCCCGATACCCGTACGTTGCCGTATACCCATGCGTCGCCCGATACACATGCGTTGCCGTATACTTTTGCGTCGCCTGATACCCATGCGTCGCCTGATACCCATGCGTCGCCCGATACACATGCGTTGCCGTATACCTGTGCGTTGCCGTATACCTGTGCGTCGTCCGATACCCGTACGTTGCCTGCTACCTGTGCGTTGCCGTATACCTGTGCGTCGCCGTATACACATGCGTCGCCCGATACCCATGCGTTGTCTTCTTGTGACAGGTTTTGTTCGGACTCAATATAGCCGCCGACCTTCCCTTTTTTTACATTGTGAAAATCCTTTAATGCTTTGATTCGGTAAAGTTTACGGCCATCAAATTCTATAAATTCGTCTTTTAAAATTTCGTATTTCATTTCATTCCCCTGTCGGCTCATATGGAGGATGCCATTCGGTGCGGTCGGCTTCTTCAACCGCCTTGACTGCTTCGGCATCCCGTGCCGCTTGTTCTGCCTCTACGGCGTTCATTCGCCGCATCCATGCTATGTCTGCCTCCACTTCCTGCCGCGTTTTTGCGGCGTCCCATGCGGGCGGCGGGGTTTTTGCGGGTTGTTCGCTGCCGCCGTAGACGGCCAATACAGCCAGCACGGCGGGAAACAGCAGCCAATTGATTACCTTGTTCATTTCCGTTTCCTTTGTTCAAACATTTATGGGGCAGGGCGCGGATGGGGGTGGATAAATTCCCCGTCCAGCCAGGGGATTAAAGCTGCCGCACCCTGTCCGATAAGTGTTTGTTGTTGCGTGCCGCGACGGTAAGGAGGCCGTCCGCACGCTGTCGAAGGTTTGCTCAGGCTCTTTCCGCGCCCGTGGTATGCCCACTCTCCGACTAACGGCATACCATTGATGGACTATCATCATGTCTACTTAAAGCGGTATTGGTCTAAATACGGAGGGGTGGCAAATCCCCCTGTCTCTGCCTGCCGCCTGCGTCTTGCGGCACTCCCCCGCGCCCGGGGGTAGCATATTGCGCCTGTCTGCAATGCCGTATTTAGGCCGATGCCGCCTTATGCGGCCATGCGTACCGTCCGTAGTGCGAGGTATTGGGTGTAGCCTGGCATGGCGATGCCCAGCGGCAGGGGACGCTCTTTGTTTTCAGCCAGTACGCAGTAAACGAAATCGTCGAAAACTTCCTGCGTGTAGGCTTCTTGGTATTCTTCGTGGGTATATTCGGCTTCGTCGGCCCATACCCATTCCATCAGGATTTGCAGGCCGTATTTCTTGGCCAGCCGTTCGGCCTCCTCTTTGTCCGCTTCTTCTTGCTCCTCTTTGGCGTAGGTGTATGCCCAGTCGGCTTCGTTTTGCATTTCAGCCCGTGCGATGGCGGGGTTTTCGATGTAGGGGTACATTTTTTCCTCTCTTTTAATCCACGCATGGTTGGTAGCCGATGATTTCGAGCGGACCCATTTCTTTTTCAGCCAGACTCCCGTCCCAGTTGATTTGGCGGGCTGCGGTGCGCAATATCCATTCGTCGCTGCGTTTGCCAATTTCGCCAACATAGACGAAATGGGTGTCTGGTTGGTGGTAGCTCATGGCATTGCAGTAGCTGACTATCGCTTCCATCTTCGTTTCCTTGGTTGTTTTGTTTCGATGGGTGTATATTATCTAATAGATAACCTTAGGTCAATAAGTTAGATAAGTTTTTTAGATAATTTTTATTATCTGTTTGAATTTGAAAAGAATTAAATTCTGCTGTTTGTTCGTATCTTTTAGGCAACAAAAAACCGCCAATAAAGGCGGTGGATGTGAAGCAAATAACGGTATAGCCCCTATTGAAGGGGG